GCAAAATCCCGCATATTATGCCGAACGCCGAGAGCGCTAATTTCTTTATTGTCTTTCGCACGTTGAGCAAGAATTTCATCGACTTCTTTCTTAAAATCGATATCATCAAGTCTCGTCGGTTCGCTGACAATTTCTGTTGTAGTTTCCATTTTTTTACTTTCAATTAAAGTTTTGGTTTTTTCAGCTCTACCTATGCCTACCTGAGAATCGGCAGGAATCGAAACAACTGAAATTTCTTTAGGCTGAAACTTCGCTCGGTAAACATCTTGACCCTCGCGCTGTTCATCCTGTTTCATTAATTCGGTGATTGTATAACCAACCGAAATATTAGCTCTGATCTTGTCTTGGACATCTCTGAAAATTTCTGAGGCGAGCAATCCGTTCCCGAATCTCACCACGGCTCGAGACTTTCGTTCCGTTTCAGATAAACTTGCAGATTCGACCACGCCGATCTGAGTTTCTGGATCATGCGACAATAACAAAGGCGCACGTCCACTTCCTATAAAATCAAAATCAATGTCTCCGCGTTCATGAGATAAAATCTCCCAACCGAAAGACCGCAAAACTGGTTCTTCTGATGCAAACGAAATTGACATTGTGCGGTTATCTTCTTCACCTTCTGTTCCTTCTGCTCTTTCGAACTCAAGCGCAAAAGTCCGCGTTTCTAATCCTTCAAAATCTTCTCTTTCTTTTTCAGTCATCATCTTCACCTTTGTCGATTTCTGGTTGTGCCGCTGTCTTTGCTCCCAACGGCATTAGGTTTATTTTCAAATTGTATCTGTCGGCCATTTCTAAATCTGATTGAATTGCAGAAAATACTTCTTCAACATCACGTCCGCCAATTTGTTGAGCAACATCTGACATTGAAAGAAATCCGTTTTGAAGACCTGTTACGGCGGCGGAAACTTCTCTAGCAGGATCGACCCAGCTATATCCTCTCGGTCGAAAAATCACAGCATCCGCGAATTTATTGAAACGATCCGATGGAAACGGAATTGCGCCGCTTGTGATTCCCAAGCCCAACCACTCCCGAAAGATCGGATTTGCAAAATGTTCAATCAAAAATCTTTGATGCATTTTATAATTATCGCGCGATTCGATTGTTCCTGCTCTGATTGAAGAATAGCTGACTGATTCCAAATTGCTTGACAACGTCACATAGTCCAAACCCAAACCGGACGCAATCGAACGCAACATGGCCTTATGGAAATCTGAAAAAGCAGAATTTGGATGATCCATAGACGGTGAAACAATTGAAACTCCTGGGGGTAAATTTGTTATGCTCCCCGGTTCTCCCGCGTCCAAAATCGGTGCAATACCATCGCTATCAAAATCATCTCCCGAATAGCCGACGCCATCCTGAGTTTGCAAAAACATCGACTTCGAGGCTGACAATCTAGCCGCTACCAGTTCCGCTTCAGAATAACCGTTGAGCTGGTGAATCTGATTCATCACAGAAGCAAATAAAGGAACCCCGCGAGTTTGTTGACAACGTTCCGGTTTATAAATATGCATTATATCTTCTGCCGGAATACGGACACGTCCACCGGTTTTTCCGTGCGTGTCGTATGGATGAGCTCCGTCGTGAAGATGATATGCCACTGGCTTGTTGTACTGATTAAGCTCAACACCCATCACAACTTTATTTCCGTTTTTTGCTGGTACGTTGTATTCTTCGTCCAGATAATCTGGCTCAAGAAATTGGATTGCATAACCGAAACGGTTGTCAGCTCCGCGAATGTGTTTGATTAATACTTCGCCGTCTCTGACAAGTGACTCTTGCACTAATTGTTGACAATCAATCCAAGAAAATTTTCCAGAAATTTCACATACACCTTTCTGACTCCATTCCTTCCACGCTCGTTCGACAATATCGTTTCCAGACATATCTAAATCGCCTTTTAATTGTCCAGGTCTCGGAATGTTTCTTGCCCTGACTTGTAAGTGCAATCCTTTGTCTCCCACCACTTGAGTCCGAAATATTTGTAGGGCTTTTGCGGCAATCGGTTCATTTCGAGCTAACTGCCGACAACGATCTCGCAATTTTCGCAAAGCCGGTCGAATTTCCGAATCTGCACTTGTTGAATTTCCAAGAAATCCAGATAACAATCTACCGGTTCCAGCTCCGGAATAATTACGTTGATAAGGAAAACGTCGTTTCTCTGTTTTCAACCAACTCGCGGGATTGTACCAACTCATTTAAAACCTCACTAAAATGTTTTGCCCTGTATGCTTGCCAGATAGCGCACGGTCTCTTTGAACTTCACGTCGGAACACCGTGTTGTAATAGTTTAATTCCCCGCGCACTTCATCCATTGTTCTCAATGTATTCGAACGGTCGGATACTGAATATGCAGTTGTCAATTTTTGTGCTAATGATTCTAAAGTCGTTTCCAGATAATCAACCATTTTTCCGGCGTGGCTCCGTGGATCGGCGGAAGATGTAACCAAGTTTTCTTTAACTTCGAATTTTCCGGTGTCCAATGCAAAACGTTCTGAATCAGATGAACGCGTAATATACATACTCCAGGCATATGTGCCACTTGTATAATTTGCCGTTGTTGCACTCGCAATTTCGATTACGTACTCAGACCCACTTTCCGAAGCTACAAAGGAAAAATTAGTGCTTCCTGTACCCAACAATCTTGCACGATAACTTAACGCATATGACGCTGGTGCATACGTGCTTCCAATGTCGGTGCGTTTCCAGACCCAACGATCTCCAATGGTTAATGTCTCCGGTTCTGTGGTTGGATATTCTGCTGAATCAAATAAATTATTCATTTTTTACCAGTTCGTTGCCCATGTTTTTGGACGTTGTTTAAATTGATTCTTTGGTTCCGACTTTCTTACTTCTGATAATTTCTTTTGAATGATGCCCATATTCGCGTTCAGTGACCTGAAAGCCGCTAGGTTGTACGTCATTAAATCAAGTGCTTCGTTTCTAGGACGCAAACGCTTGAACTCCATTCGAGGGATTCCGGCTTTATATCGTTTAACAAGTCGTTCCGAAGTCAATTGCAAGAAAAATTCTTCATCTAAAAAATCCGGAAAATGTACGAAACCCGGAGCTTTTACATCATTAATCTTTAATCTCGCAAGTATTTGCGTTTTCAGCGTGTTCACACCCAGCGGCCAGACGTTACAATTCGCCGTGTTGTTTTTGGTTGGTCTGCCAACTTCAGCGCGATTAATTCCGCCAATCCCTTTAATTGCTCGAACGCCGGTTGCCTCCAGCCTCTTGCAAAATCGATAAACATTCCCAGTCTCGTACCCGCTATCAATAAACGATCTTGTGATTCTTAAATCATGACCCGATGGATGCGGCCAACTTTGTTTTAAATATTCTTCGACCTCGTTCCAAAGTGTATCGGAAGTTGGCGAACCATAGAAAATTTGGAAACCGACAACCCAAGTTTGGTTATTCGATCCGTAACCATTAATAAGAACTTCGATTCTATCGGCCTGAACATCTGCACTTGCACACAAAACGCCGATGCTTTTGTCAGGCAACGGCGCTTCAAAGTTTTCAGCGCGAGCCAATATATCATTCGTTTCGACTCCCTCTCCCTCGTCTTCCTCCCAACTTTGCGCCAAAACGGTATTGACAAAAACTCGCAAACTCTCTTGACCGGTATGCTTTGATTCCAGAAAAAGTTTTGCAAGTTCATCAATATCAACCCACGGGCTATACAATCCGCTAAGATGAAATCCAGCCGTTCCCGAAAATGGTTTCGTTGCAATCCACTCTCCGGATCGAATCGCTTGTTTTCTCTGTACGTCAGTCCATTCAACATCGCATTCCGAACAATGATATTTTGCAGTTTCCGGATGATCCTTCTCCCAACGAACTTGTGACCACTCCAAAACTTGCGGCTTTTCGCAACCATGACATTTCAAATTGTAATAGCGCTGGTCGCTGTCTTCGAACGCACTTTCAATCCTCGAAGCACCTTTGATTGTTGGTGTCGAGAACATCGCGACTTTGCGATTGAAAAAATTCTGAGTC